AGATCCCTTGGTGACCCGCTTCCCGTTCACCGAGTAGACGGATTCGCGTGCCATGTTCATGCCCATGGCCACGGCGTCTCCGCTCGCCGAGCGTGCGGCTGCAAGCTCCTGCCCGCTGGTGAGGGTTGCGAGCGTGAGTATGAAGTCCTCTGTGACGGCTGGGCCGCACACGGTGGCTGGCATCACGAACTCTACGAACTTTCGCAACATCCCCTCGTCCGGTCCCGATCCCGAGGACAGCGTTGTCGTCATTCTCGCGTGCAAGTTGTTTAGAAAGTCGGGGTTGTATATCGGCTGCGCCTCGACGCTCGCCGATTCTTCGGTTTCTTCCATGTCTTTTCCTTTCGCTTACTACCGGGGATTGACCGCCCCGGCGCGGTGTCGTTTCAGCTAGGCAGCAAGAACCCGTCTTGGCACTCGAACGGAACCGAGACCGAGACGTACTCACCGCGGGCACCGGCGTTCATCGGCATTTCACCGAAGAAAATGTCGATGAGCTGGAAGCGCATCTTCTGCCCGTTGGGGAAGTTGAATACGCCGGTTGCGTTGAACTGTCCCGCCGCTGGAGAGCGCCGCTGTGCCCTGTCCTTCACCCGTCGCCAGAACGCAGCGTACTCGTTCGTTTGAAGGTGAATATCGACGCTCCCGGTAAGCCCGTTGAAAATGTCATCCCGGCGATTCGATGTTTCGCCGAGGTAACCTTCTGTGAGGATTTCCATTTGGGTTGTCGCCTCGAAAGACTGCACCGCTCCGAAGGTATCCTCGGTGCCCGTGGGCCCCACAAACACGACCGAAACTTCCTGACCTTTGATTCTCTGCGCTGTCATTTTTTATAATCCTTTCAAATCGTTGCGAGTCAAACTTCACGCAGCTTGGATGGTTACACCTTCGCCGATTTCAGTCTGAAGCACGATTGCGTCAAGGCTGGAAAGCGTGCGCACTTGAATGATGATCACAAAGATCCCGCGAGCCGACATCTCAGGCGTGTTGCCCGAAACCTCGTCCACCGAGTATTCCTCGATTCGCTGGCTATCCGGGGCGTTGGCAGACTGTAGCTCCGAAAGGAACTGGTCGATGATCGCTCGAATCGCATCGCGACGGGCGGCCGTATTCAGTTTCTTGCTCAGCGGCACCATTAGCTGCCCGAGCGAATCCTGAATGTAATCCGCCATTTTCCGGCGAGCCTGTGTCACAAGGCCGGGGTCGGCCGCAACGCTAACCGAGGTGACGCCGGACTGGTAGATTGGTCCCGAAACCCGGTCCACGCGAGGTGCGCAGATACCCGCCGCCTTGAGGGCGATGTAGTCCGTCATCTGAAGCGGGATCGCGGTGTCTTCAAGGTCGAAGAACTGCGTGATGAGACCCGTTCGCTGGCCCGGGTTCTCCTCGGGGGGGAGCTGCGCGTCGATGGACGCCAGCGGCCCGTCAGCGCGGACGGTGATGATCCCGTCAGCCGTGAACCCGGTGCCCCCGGCGGTGCCCCTGGAGGCGATTTCGGGGAAGTACACCTGCCAAGCTGGCCATGTGTAGAACAGTCGATCCGAGCGCAGGGTCGCAACCTGGGCGATGGCCTGGGTTTGCGTGTACCCGATAGGCGCCGAGCAGATGAACTTGCGTCCGTAGTGCTCCGCGGCTGAGGCGTTCAGGGCGTTGTCCCGGCCCACGGTGCGAACCCGGTCCGACTGGCGAGCGCAAATGCTGTAGTTCGCCTCCCGCACAACCGAGTTGGGGTTGATCGTGGCGTTGAACGCGGTCTCGTAGAGCACGTCGAGCTGCACTTCTGTGAGCGCGGCGCTGATTGCGCTTGGGTTGGTGACCGACACCTCCCCGAAGGACGGCTGATCAACGCACGTTACGATGGTTGTGGGGGCCGTCCCGGCATCGGTTCCAATGTCATTGGCGGGGCGCACCTTCACCAAGAACGGGCCACCCTGGCCGGCTGCCGCGGTGCCCTCGGGGATGGTGAGCGTTTGCATGGTGACGTATTCGGTGAGGCCCGCGGTGCGAACTCGCGTGCCCGCTGGGATGGATCCTTCATCGTGAACCGCCGCACTGGCCGTGACGCCAGCGGTGAACCCAAGAGCAGTGGTCATGGTGCCAGCCGCCAGGAGAACCGTTCCGGTCGAGGGAGTGTCCGAGGAAACGCGAAGGTTTCCGTCCGCGTCCACCGTGACAACCGCCCCGATGGCGATCCAGCCCGCGATGGCGGTGAGGAATACGGCAAGCTCAGCCGCGGTGACGGCGTTGATGTTGCCCACGTTGCCGGTTCCCGAGTACACGGCAGCGGTGAGCCCGAGGTCCGCCAAAACGGTGCCGGAACCACTGACCACGGAGATCCGCGATGCAGTTCCGGGGAAAATGCCAGAGATACGAAGCTCGCCCGCGTTGAGGTCCGCGATGGTTTGCCCGAAGGCCGAGTTGATTCGAGCGACAACCTGGGCGTTCGTCTGGTCCGCGGCAGCGAAGATCACGTCGAAGTTCGGCCCGTTCTCAATGGAAAGCGTTAGCGTTTCGCCGCCTGCAAATCCAGTGGGGTACGTGCCGGCAACCCCGGTGTGCGTGGCAACGTCAGCCGCAAGGGCAGTCGAGGACGCCGGTCCACCTGCGTCCGTGGTCACGTCCATCGTTTGGCCCACGGCCAGGGCGAACGGCCCAGCGCCACCGGTCAGGAACGCAAGCGCGTTAAACGCGACGATCCCGGTGGACGAGTCAACGCGAGCAAGGATGAGCCGCGCAGGGCGAAGGAACTTGTTTTTTACGAAGCCGTTCCCGTTCCAGTTTTCCGTGAGGTGTCTTCGAGCGCACGGGTTCGAGTATTGAACCCCGCTGTACGTGAACCCGAACCCGCCAAAGCGGTTGCGGTAGTCGGCCGAGGTATAAACCTCCTGCGGGCCCTTGCCCTTCGATTGGTAGTCCCAATGCGCGGAGTCGCCGCCGGCAGCGAACGGACCGTCTTCGTACTCTCCGACCGAAAGCAGGGTGCCCGTGCCGATGCCGTTGGTGGGCGCGGGCGGGGGGATATCAACGATGTCGATTGCCTCGATCTGCGTGAGTTCTGCGATGGTGGGGTTGCGTGTGAATCTGCGGGTAAAACCAGCCATGGGGTCATTCCTCCAAAGGTCAACAGTCGGGTTCGGTGGTCAACAGACCAACGATGTCATTTTCGGGGTCCGGCAACGCCGGCAGGGCTTCCGCTTCCGTCCTCACACCTACCACAAGGCCGGGCTGTAGGACAGAGGCACATCGAAGCTCTAGCACGTCAACTGTCACTTTTACTTCGGCCATAAGACGACGTTCCCCGACGAACACCGCCTCAGCTTCATCCATTCGCTGGTACTGCTCAAGCGAAAGCCGCGCAAGAGTGCAAAAATACTGCTCGGGGCACCGGACCATCACACAGGATCGGCCCTCCCCCGGACTGAATAGCCCCGGCAGGCTCGCGGCCACGGCTTCGCGATCGGCGACTGACTGAAGCCAGAAGTCCACCTGGAATCCCAGATCGATTTCGGCGAGCTTCCAGATCACGGTGTCTTTGCCGTAGGCGTGCCATGTGCTCTCGATGGGGGTGGGCACGAAGTTGTGACCCAGCATGGTCGTGGCTTGCATGTCCACGACGGATGCCGACGGGTACTCGATCGGCACGTCCGACCGGGGCCATTCCGACAAAACCCGCCTCATTTGAAACGGCGTGGGTGTGGGGTCCTGGTCGTTCCACTTCTCGAATACGGCGTTCTGAATATACTGTGAAAGCGCGTAGACCCCCGCGGCGCGTGAGTCGATCCGCGTGCGCCGGGCAAGCTCGGGCAGGTCGGGGATCCTCGGAAGGACCAATGCTCCGGTGTCGGTCATAGCTTGGCGAACTCCTCGTTAAGCGCGGCCGTCAAAAAACCCGGTACCTTTTCCATGGATTTCTGGAAATAGTGGCGCGGGGACGTGCCGTATCTCTTGATATGAAGCGCGATGGCCCAGGCAATGGCCTTCGATTCGCGCTCGTAGGCGTCCATTTTTGTTCCCCCGGCTGACTTTGATGGGCGCCGGCCAGCTAGGCGCTTGCGCTTTACCCATTCGAGGATGGGCGCGACTGGCGGCATGTGCGGGCGAGACCCGTCCTCGACGGCGGCTGCGTAGGGCGCCATGACGCTGAGCAGGGCCCCGTCGGGCAGGTTGTCCACCTCGACGGAGCGGCGCAAGAGCCCGGTGTCCACCGCGGGAAACGGGCTGGCCGTGTCGATCTGGATAACCACCTCGACCTTGGTTCGCTGCGCAGCGGAGCGGAGCGCACGGACAATCGCCGCCTCGGCGAGATCCGGGATCTTCTTTACGACGCCGCTATATTGGTCGAGCGTGTACCTGTGCGTGGTCATGGCGCCGGATCTCCGGTGCGGTTGAGTTGCCCCAGGCGATTCCTGGCCGGGTCTTGCTGCACGAGATCGACCTCCCACCAAAACTGATCGGCAGATCGTGCGGGCACCCCCGCCACGGTGAACCGCCGGCGCGGGGGATATGCCCCGTCCCTGGCGTCCTCCCTCACCTCAAGCCACCCGGTAAACTGAGGCGGCAGCGGGTGAAGGTGAAAGATCGCGTAGATGTCCTCCTCGGTATAGCGGGGAGAGATTTGGTCCACCCGAAGGTTCCCTCGCTCACGGAGGCCGCCGTCAGACAGCGACCCGCGCAGGCTGGCGAGGGAAACCCTTGGGGTTGGTAGGAGCTCGGTTTCGGAGACGAGCCGCTCCTCCCCACGTCCATGTTCTCCACCCGACCAGGCGGTCACTATTGAGAACAGGCGGTAGGGCCGAAGGCCGAAATCTGTGTAGAGCTGCCGAAGATCATCGGCGACTGCGCCAAGGCAGTTCGCAAGCGATTCCTCCGGCCGTGGCGATGGGCCAATGCGAGAGTCATCGTTCGGCGTGATTACTCGCGGGTTTTCCGCCGGAAGCACGGGGTCTGTAGTGCTGGCAGGGCTCGCCGTCTTTGGGATGAACCGGGAAACCACGGGTTACCCCTGCACCTTGGCGTAGAGCCCCCCGGCGTTGTTGAGCGACGTGTAAATCATTTGCGAGTACGGGTCGGACACTACGCCGAGGTCATCGGCAAGCCTCGTGGTCCACCACAAAAGCTCGTGTCGAAGCATCTTGGGCTCCGAGTGATTCAGCTCAAGCTCGCCCATGCGAGTTGCTTTGAAACGAGACCGGGATTCGGATATTTGTCGTTCGATGCACTCGCATTCGGCAAGGTCCGTTTTTACGGATTCAACGGCATCGGGTGTCAGGCGGTTGAAGGCATCGTCCACAAGGAACGCCGGCTGCGAGGCGGCCGGGTAGCCAAGCTGAATCGACTGCGCGAGCGCAACCCAATCGGGATAGCTCAGGAAGTGTTTGATCCGTGCGCGTTCTCGCGGTGTGAACGCCATGGCCTACTTGCCCTTCTTCTTCTTCTTTTTCTCGCGCTTCTTCATTTCCTCGTTGACGCCCTTGATCCGTCCCGCAACGGCGGTCGCTGCCATGGTCGGAGCGTTCCCCTTTTTGCCCGAAGGCTTCAGGTTTTTCACCGATACAGCGGTCTCCTTGATGAAATCAGGAGCGCCTACGCCGTGGGGGATCTTCATTTGAGGGTGGCCGCAATGCTAATGGCGGCAGAGACCGCAATGGGTTCCAGCGGAAGGCGTTCGCCGTCCGGCCCGAGTTGGTAGTACGAGGCGGCTTCCCCGCCGTAGGCGTCCATGGCCGATTCCGGGGCCGCGCCGGTGAGAGCGCGAAGCTGTCCGAGGCGACCGGGGGCCGTGTGAAGCTCCTTTTCCGTGGGGGAGTCCATGGAAACGAGCAGAACCTTTTGGGATAACATAAGCTGGATGTTGTGAGTCTTCGAGGAAACGATCATCCCGGCTGGAAGCGTGTGGCAGAAGCCGTCCACCGCATAGCGGCAGGCTTTGCCCACCTTGTAAAACTCATCCTTCGCAGGTTGGGGCGACGGGTCGCTCGCTCTCAGGATCTCGACAGCGGCTCTCACGTCCTCGACCTTGATGGGCTTACGCGCAGGCGCGACTTCGACGGGAGATTCCTCGACGCTGACTTCTTCGACCGGGGCCACCTGGACCGAGGCAATCAAATCGACAACTTCTGACTTTCTCAAACCCGAAACATCGATCCCGAGGTCATCGGCAATCTTCGTGAGTTTCGTTTTGCTCAGGGCGTTTAGTTCGTTTCGAGTCATTGAAGTTTCCTCATTGAAAAGAGAAACGGCCGAGATTCGGGGCGCCGTACAAGCCACCACGAATCCCGGCCGTGTCAGGATTAGGCGTGTTCGATGATGATCGCGCGCTTGAAACGAGCGGTTCCGCCCGTGGTTTGATCGCTCGGAATCGGATAGTCACCCGAGAAGGACCACGACTGGCCCACGACCTGCTGGAGACGGTCCAGCGGGGCTCGGAGGATGTACCGAATACGAGCGGCCATCACTTGGACGCCGCCGTTGACGAGGGTGAACTCCCCGATCTTTCCAGTCACGCCCGCTTCGGTCATGAACTTGGATTCGTCGAGGTATTTCTCGTAAACGCACCCGCCACCAAGGACGATGGTTCGCTCGATGGCAACGCCCGTGGCGTTGAGCACATCGCCGTGGAACGAGGTGCCCGCGAAGGCCGCCGATCCGGTGGAGATGAGCGTGCCCACGTTCGTGGTTCCAGGGTTCTCCGTGTTGCGGTAGAACCGGCATCCCACAAGCTGGCCGATGGCCAAGTCGCGGTAAGCTGCCGAGTCGGGCAACGACTGATGAAGCCGCTGGAACTGGTTGTCCTGGTAGATTTCAGCTTCCGCCGTGGGCGTAAGGTGAACGTGGTAGTAGCCGTCCGACATGGGCGGAACTTTGTTCTGACGAAGTACCGCGACCGAGTTGATCACGTCTTGGAGCGTCAGGACGTTGGTGCCCACGATTGCGTCAACCGACGCGCCACCGCCTACGCGCAAGCGCAGGGCACGGAACGTCGAGCGAACCACGTCACGAAGGGCGAGCGGAGCCGAAAGGCCAGCCCCAAGGAA